ACTCTTACCTTTTCACTATCAACTGTAAGAATATCATTTGGTCTGATGGATGGGAAATTCAAATTACCACCAACATATGCATAATCTACATCATTAGTATTTGCAGTAGAAAGACCAAGATTCAAAACAAAGTTGTCACTTCTAACTCCAACAATATATGATCCATCAAGACCTTTAAAGTAAGATGAAAGACCAGTGACATTAACAATATCTCCATTATCAAAACTATGAATCTCAGTGGATAAACCAAGGAAACTTCCATTAACAGAAGGAGTAAATTCAACACCATAGAATATGGTACTTGATACACTTACAGTTTGAATCTGTTTTCCTTTCAGAGATGAAACATATGCACGTGCATTCTTTCCATTAGTACCACTATTATCAAATACTACAGTATCATTAAGTTGATAATTTGATCCACCTGTAACAATACCAATATTTTGTATAGTTCCAGAGGAAGCAGATGTAACTATAATATTCTGTTCCTTTACAAGATTGGAGTTAAAGATATAATCATATCCATTGTCAGTATCATCCAAATTATAATAATAAGTATTTCTCAACCATCCATCATTCTGAATATCATATTCATTTTGATTGGAACTTGATTTAAAGTTGAAACTATTTGGGATAGAATGGAAAGTATCACCAATTACATATGGGAACTGTGGTCTTCTATATCCATCAAAAGGACCAGATGAGTCATTAGTACTATTGATGGTTGTGAAGTATGCGTATACTCCATTTGGATAGTCTGGTGTAACACAGAATCTACCATTATGTTCATCAAGATCACCATCACCAACAAATTCATAATCTTCAACAAAGAAACCTGATGGATAGAGTGAGAATGAAGGTCTATTAGGAATAGAATTCTTGAGTCCATACCCAGACTGCATTCTCTTTACACTAGCAGATCCTGCAGGATTTGAAAAGCCATATGGTCCATAGATTGGATTACCATCATATGCCCAACCAATAATTGGTGAGTGATATGCATTTGAAATCTCTTGTCCATTTACCTTAGTAAGATCAAAAGTTCCATATAATGTATTATCATCAGAAGTTCCTGCAATAACAAATGTGTTTTCTCTTAAAGGACGTGGTGCATAAAGGTGAGAATACTGAAGTTCATTATCTTGAAGATTAAGATCAAGAATACCATCATCACCATTGATATTATCAAAATTTCTCTCAAAGAGGTTAATATTCCACTCTTTGATGGATGAATTAATTACAGATTCTCCACCCGAAGCAAGTACCTTGATTGATGTCTTGTTTGCAACATAACCTGCACCAGGTTTAATGATTTTTACGGATTCAATTGCACCATTATTAAGAACTGGAGTCAGTGAAGCATTCTTTCCAGTTGTAGTTGTAATTTCTAAGTCTGGTGGAGAGTTATAACCTGATCCAGAGTTGTTAATTATAACATCTACAATTTGTCCATTATTAATAATTGGAATGAGTACCGCATTAGAACCACTATTAAGAGTAATAAGTGGTTGTCTATCAAAATTGACAATTTCTGAAGAACCATATCCAGTTCCACTTTCTGTCAGATCAACAGATTCAATACTTCCTCTGAATACTGGTTGAACTTGACATGAGAAGTTTTGATCTGTTCTGGTTGAAACACCAGTAATACCGTCAACACTGACAACAATTGGTTTGTAGTTGAAAGAACCTGATCCTGTGGATCTTAAATTTACAGAAATGTTATTATTGTAGTAATAATCTACGGATGTGTCTCCTACACCAATTTCTGTAAGTGACAGAGTATTATCATCAATTTTTACAACATAGTAGTCCTTAGAATCTACAAGACCATCAACAGATGGTGAAGATGATGAATATCTTACAATTTCTTTAGATGAATAACCATGATTAGTAATTGTAAGTCTATCTAATGCAGTATTGATACCAACAATCTTTCTCTCTTTGTTTTCATAACCACTACCAGGATTTGTTACTACAACAGAAGTAACAACATTCTTCAATGTAGAAGATTGTAATCTATGAACACCAATACCAAAATCATTTAAAGCTACCGTATTGATTCCAACAAGAGAATCATCGGGAGTTTCATATAGTTTAATAGTCTTACTATCAACAACACCAACGTAATATGAGGCTCCAGTAGTGAGACCACTGATACCCTGTTGTGTATCAGTTTTATAAATTACTTCTTCATTATCTCTAAACTTATGATATGTTGAGAACCCAATAGTACTAGAACCGAGACTTATCTGTGCAGATGAAGATTCTACATTAAAAGATACACTATGAGTTACTGAAGAAAGTCTTACTTCTGCGGATGCATTGGATCCATTACCACCAGAGATTGATACTACTGGTTTTTTCTGATAATCAAAACCAGTATCAAGAATATCAATTCTTTCTAATTGACCTTTAACATTGACTACACCCGTCGCACCAGTTCCTACAACATCAGAAATCGTCAGGACAGGTGGATTGATGATGTCATATCCTTTTCCACCATTGACAACATTAAAACCAGTTATAGTACCATAATTAATTTTATTGGGAGACTTGTAATTTAAGATCTCCACACCATTAATAAGAATACCAGTGTATCCTGGAATTGTTTTCTTAAATCCAGTTTCATTTACAGGAGTTAATACACTCCTATAAATTGATTGTGGTCCAAATGGTTTGTTATAGTATTTGAAATATGTAAATGTAACGTCTGTTACACTTCCACCAAGTGAAATGTACTTATCCTCAAAAATATCTGATCTACTCTTAGAAAGTTTAATACTAATTTCATTAACTCTCTTTACATAATAAACACCTTCATTAACCCCAGTAAAGGAACTCAGAGTTTCTATAACAATTTGGTTACCATCAGTATCTGTTGTTGTGGTAGTAGTTACACCTGGGTTATAATAAATTGCATCACCAGTGAAGAAACCATGATCACCAGAATTGACTAATTGGATAATATTATTAGTTGCTGATCCAGTAAAAAGAAATGATCTGTTATATGGATTTGTTTCAATACCCTTGTATGTTGGAATAGAGTTAGATGATACAAGAAGATCACCATTAAATTTAGAATAAGTGTTCTGAACGTTAGTAATGTACTTATCCAGATACGAATATGTTGATGAATTTGTATGTAGAGTTTGATTTTCTACAACATATTCTCTACGAAGATCAACTAGACTTTCAGTTTTAATAGAAAACTCTGTTTTAGAAAAAACTGATTTTACATTCGCATTAATATTTAAATTATTATCCGAATCTCTAAGAGTAACTTCAAAACCTGATTTTAAGAAAGTATCTTTTTCAACAACAACATTGTATACCCTCTCTACACTATCAATTAAAGTGAGTGATTTAACTTTCCAATGAATTTTGAGGTTTGGAATCCAATTTCTTGTCTTTTCAGTATTGATTTCAGTTCCCAGAGACTGAACTTTGATAGTATCACCAGTCTTAAGAGAGTTATTTTTATCGTTAAAGGTGATATTTTTCAGTGCAGAACTAATTTTTACCTCAATTTTTTGTTGAGAGTCTCTATTAACGTAAGCATATGCAACTTCAGAACTAGAAATCTCCTCTGATCTAGGAATTTCTTTGATTACACCAATCACATTGAAGAATTGGTTGTCATTTTTACCACTATAAGTGATAGTGACAGGATTATTATCAATATCTTTGGTGTCTAAACTTCCAGTTTCAGAAAAACCAATAGTTGAATCTACTTCAATAACAGAAGAACCAACAGAAACACTGTTCAAAACCCTTGTTTTACTGTTTGGTTTGAATTCACTAAAAATAGAACCTCTAGTATCAATATCTCTTTGATAACCATAGTCAACACTTACCTGATAATAAGTCTTTTCATTGTATGAAACTGGTCTTACATTACTAATAGAACCTCTTGATCCTGTAGAATCCTGAAAAAGTGTCCTATTTTTCAGATCCAAAGGGTCTCCAAGGTATTGTTCTACGACAATATCGTTAGTTACCTTATAATTTCCACTAGAAGGTCTTAAAAGAAACTCACTTGGTCTTATAACTTCTACATCTTTACCATAGAGAGCCCTAAAAAGAATCTCAAAAGACCTGTCCGTACCTTTTGACTTATAAAAACTGTCTGCACCGAAGACAAAATTCCTCTGATCAAGGTCAGAATATAAAGTTCTCTCTGAAAAACCAGGAACAAACTGATTTTTTATCTTTTTAAAGAATTCTTGTAAGAAAATATTGTTTAAATTCTTAATTTCTGCACCAGAAGTGTGAGTATCTGCCTCTGATTCAGTAAAAACTAACTCATCTGGAGCGTTTGTACTCTCATAAGAGGTTACAGCACTAAATCCTCTACTACAATTTTCAAAAGTAGTGTCTGTTTTGTACTCATAGTAGATAATTTCACTGTCAATTTGGATTAAACCATCTCTATTTGGGAATCCATCAGTAAAATTACCAGTAGAAGCAGTTCTAATGGTAGTATCTGTATAAGATACGTTATCAGAAAGAACTGTAGAAGTTACTAAATTGGATAATTCATCAACCTTTACATATTGATCTATGTTCTGAATCAGATCATATGTCCCACTTTCATTCTCTTGTGAGACATAATACTGTTTTAAGAACTCAACAAGTAGAGGAAAATCGTCTCTAACATAGTCGGGAACTTGACTCTCGACAATATTCTGGAATTTAATTCTATCTACTGACATTCTTTATTATCTGGTAAGAGAGCCGTTTATGAAACTTGATGTAACTTGATAATTTGAACCTGAAACATCATTACCTGATGAAATATTATCTTGGACCATATCAACAGTGGTGTTAGATGTGTCTAACTGTAAGTAAAGATCCTGATATCCAAGAACATCATTTGAATATGGTATTGATGAAATCTCAATCAATGAGATGTTTCTGAATACTGATGTCGAAATAATATTAATAGGATTCAATTTAATTTCACCCTTAATATAATCAATGGTTCCAATTCCTCTCTTGAGAATTACAGGTTCTGTGGGAGAATTTAACTTAAACAGGAAAATAGATCCTGTCTTCATATTACTGTTTGGAAGGTCACCAAGATAAACAGTATCGTTAATTCCACTTACCTTGAAACCAGATGATTTGATATTAAAACCAGTTTCACTCTTAATGTGGAAACGGTTTCCAAAACAAATCTCATATTCAGTAAAACTATTTAACACAGGTTCCAAATCCCTTCTCATGGTCACTGTAGTGATATTAGAAGTTATGGCCTCATGACTATCATCAATGATCTTTTGGAATTTACTATATTTGAATCTAGCACCAAACATATTCAATCCTTTACTATCTGAATATGTTTCAATGTTATTTGTAATAAGTGTCTTTAAAAGATCTGATGATGGTGCAAGATTTGTATTGTAATATACACTTGACTTGGTTTCAATATAAAGATACTTTAGATCAACAATTTCTGGTACAATTCCGACAACAGAATATTTTTTAAGATCATTTACAAGATTCTCTTTGATATTGTCAGAAAGATATACACCATTCTGTGGTTTCACACTTACAAAAACCTTTCCATAAACTGGTGGGGTCAATACCTCACCACCAAAGGCAGATACTGATTCAGTTTCTGGATAGAGTTTAGGTACAATGGCTTCATAATCTGAAGCAGTAACAGCTCTATTCTGTGAAGAATAGATTTGTGTTGAATATTTTTTGATAGATTGTGTTGATTCAATATCCTTTCCACCATATGATGGAATGTTTGTGGTTATGAGGGAAATACCACTATTGACAACAACATTATTGTTGGTAACTAAACTACCAGTAAATCTAAAATTCTCCAGGTTATCAGCCTCAGGTCCAGAACAGACAGCATAGTTGACAACAATATAATTCGGTTCTTCTAATTTTGTTCCAAAAATACCATCACCAAATAAAAGTTCATATCTCTCATCAGAAATTTCTTGAAGGAAGTAAATTGGTGATAATGAATTGATATTGAATAAACTATCTGATTGATTGAACTTCCTTGAAACTGTAGATGTTTCAGAATCTCTTACAATTACCTTTACAAGATCTGTATCAATACCTGGGTTAGAAAGAATAAACTTCTGGTTGGGAAGTCTAGAACTTACAGTAAATGATTGAGTGATATATGTTCCTTCATATACATCAATATTATCAAAATTAGCAAAACCAGTAGAATCAACTGGAACAGTAATGTCTTCTGTAATAATAAATGAATAACTTACACTTGAAAATCTTGCATTGGTTGTTACAACAAGACCAGCTTTCAGTGTGATTGATGATGCAGATATATCTCTTGCATCAACATTAAAACTAATATTTGCCTTTGACGCTTTTCTAGATCTAGGTAGATATCCAATATTTCTTGCAAGTGATACAACATTCTCTCTTAATGTTGCACTATCAATGAATACCTCATTCGATACCATATTGGCATTGTATGAAGTAATATATGTGTTATAGGCTAACACATCGATAATGGTTGAAAGGTTTGACCCTTCAAAATCATAATCAGTAAAGTTTGAATTCGCTTTAAGGTAATCCTTAATCGAAGTCTTTATCTGATCAAAATCTAAGTTACTGAAATTGACTAAAGGCATTTACCTAGTGGGTTCTAATGCTAACGTTAATTCCTGTGCTGGAACATCTATACCAACAATCTCATATTGAATACTACAATCCATAGCACCCTCGTCATAGTTTGGTTTAACTATAACTTCAATGATCTGAACTCTTGGTTCGTAGTTTTCAATTGTTAATATAATCTCATCACGAATCACACTAGCAGTCTGTTTATCAATATTCTCAAAAAGAAGATCACTGACACCTGATCCTAAGTTTGGTGCAAATGGTCTTTCACCTCTTTTTGTAAGAATTAAGTTACGAACAGATCTTGCAATTGCAGTTTCATTTTTAATTACAATCAAATCATTATTCAGAGGGTTAATCTGAAATGAGGCACTGATGTCTTTAAATCCTTGACTAACCCTTTGGACTGGCACAGTAATACAGGAATACTGTCATTATTTAGACAGTATTTTCAGAATTCGTTTAAGACTTGTTGACCACATTTACACACATGATCAGGATGTGAACAATCTTCTGTGGTCTCAAAGAAACCATCTTCATTGATCAGTTTCTTTTTCTTTGGTGTGAGATTGTCATTATTAATCTCACGAAGCATATTGTCTTGATTATTTTCCATTTACAATGAATCCCTTACGACGATAGTCTTTATCATCTATGTAGGTATAACCACAAGATTCGTCTAACTCTGGAACCTTTTGATCTTTCCATACAGGAATTGCTATCGTGTTGTTATGTCTGAAATCTGGATTCCTTCTAAGGTGAACCTCAATTAACTTACCACCAAT